GTAATTTGGGGTAACAAAACTTTACAAGTTGCTGATACCGCTCTTAACAGATTAAACGTTAGAAGATTGTTGTTACAAGCTCGTAAGTTGATTTCAGCGGTGGCTGTAAGATTATTGTTCGAACAAAACGACCAAATCGTTAGACAACAATTCTTAGACAGTGTTAACCCAATCTTAGATTCAATCAGAAGAGACAGAGGTTTATACGATTTCCGTGTAACAGTTTCTTCTTCACCTGAAGACTTAGATAGAAATACACTAACAGGTAAGATTTACTTAAAACCTACGAAGGCGTTAGAATTCATCGACATTGAATTCTTCATCACTCCAACAGGAGCTTCGTTTGAGAATATTTAATACTATCAATAGTATTTCGAAATCCCCCACCACAAATGGGGGATTTTTGTTTAATAAAGGTATTTATATGTTATGAGAAAAAAATTGATTATCAGTGAATCAGAAATCGATGAAATCCGTAGAATGTATGGATTGGTGACAGAACAATCTTCTTCATTCTCTATACCTAAAGAAGTTGCTGGTTTCATTTCAAAAATAGAATCAGTTTTTTCGTATATGGAGCTGGGTAAAATTGTGGGGAAAACATATAATGGTTCTGAAAATTTGAATCTATTTAAAAACTATGTTGAAAATACAATAGGTTTTGATTGTTGGAATAATATGAGTGATGCTTTCAAAGCACAGTTATGGTCTTATGCTTTTCAGGCTGATTCCGGTCAAAAAGGAATGTTTTTTAGATGGGTGGCTGGATTGGCGAACGCAATTGACCCTTCGATTGATAGACTTAGCATTGTTAATAAACCATTGGAAAACAAGAATGTTCAAGACGCTATAAAATTAATTAAAAAAAATTGTTCAAACATAAATGATTACTATGAACAATATTTGAATGTAGTTGATTCTCAGTATAAATCTGGTGATTATAATGATAATTACAAAAACATATGGCGATACAGACCAATTGCAATTTCAAGGTTAATGAATGGTGAAAGTTGGAATAAGGTTAAGCAAGATTGGAAATCATCTCTAAACAATGTAGTTACGACTATCCCTTCAAGGGTGGTTGATAAATCTGTTACGAAATCAACTGATAAAGTTGTTTCGGAACCAACGACAAACTCTCCATCTAAAAAGAAAGAAAAGATTACAGGTAAAGATTTACAGGAGTTTTTGGATAACATAAGAAGTAAAACAATCGGTCTCAAAGTTGATTTTGATTCTGTGAATATTGACATGGATAAACGAGAATTGACTTTTAATTTGGATGAAACCAAAGAACCTGTCAAAAGGTTGACATTTGCGGTTAACCTGCGTGATGAGAAAACTTGTGAATCTTGTGTTAACATTGGGGTAAAAAACAATGTTCCTGATAACAAAAGAATCAAAGGAAAATTTGAGAATGGGACAAGAATTTTCGAGTTGTTTGCCCTTTATTAAAAAAGGATATTTATATAATATGTTAAGAGTCATTAAAGAAGGTTTTAAAGAACCGAATAGTCCAGATATGAAATATTATGCGTTCGATTGGGACGATAATATTGTTCGCATGCCAACAAAAATCGTTCTTAAGACCGATGATGGTGAAGAGTTCGGAATGAGCACAGAAGACTTTGCAGAATATAGAAGTGAAATAGGTAAGGGTCCTGTAGAATATAAAGGTAAAACTATTGTAGGGTTTGCTAACAATCCATTCAGAAACTTTAGAACTGAAGGAGATAAACAATTTTTGGTTGACTCCATGAAAGCTAAACTCGGACCTGCGTTCGATGATTTCAGAGAAGCAATCAATAATGGTTCAATATTTGCCATCATCACAGCAAGAGGTCATAACCCCAACACACTGAAAGAAGCTGTCTACAATTACATTATAAATGATTTCAATGGTATAAGTAAAGAGAGTCTTCTGAAGAACCTTAGAAAATATAGGTCGTTCGTCGATGAGGAAGAAATGAGTGATGATGATTTAATCAAGTCTTATTTAGAACTCAACAAATACCACCCCGTTTCTTTTGGAGACGACAAGGGTGCTGCAAGTCCTGAAGAGTTAAAGGTTATTGCGATGGATGATTTTGTGAGTTATATTAAAGGAATGGCTGCAGTATTAAATAAGAAAGCGTTTCTTAAAAAAGATATAGGTAATAAATTCGTTCCAACTAAACCAGTTATAGGATTTTCAGACGATGACCCTAAAAACGTAGAAGTAATGAGTAAACACTTTAAAGATAAACCAAATAATCTAGTTAAGACTTATTCTACAGCTGGAGGAATTAAAAAGGAAGTTAAATAAAGAATATTCTTTTAGAAAAAAAAGTAAAGTAATATATTTTTCCATAAGACTATATTTATAACATATAAACGAGAAAAAACAAAACTAATATAACATGGCTGATTTATTAATGAAAATGCCGATACCTTACGAACCGAAACGCCAGAATCGATTCATCATGAGATTTCCCTCAAGCTTAGGTATTAATGAATGGTTCGTAGAATCAACTTCTAGACCATCAATCAAAATAATGTCTACAGAGATTCAATTTTTAAACACTTCTACATATGTAGCAGGAAGATTTAACTGGGATGAGATTCCTGTTAAATTCAGAGACCCAATTGGACCGTCAGCGGCTCAAGCTCTAATGGAGTGGGTTCGTTTACACGCTGAATCAGTGACAGGTCGTATGGGTTATGCTGCGGGTTACAAAAGAGATATCGACCTCGAACTATTAGACCCAACAGGTGTGGTAGTAGAAAAGTGGATTCTATACGGAACATTCTTAACGAGTGTGAACTTCGGAACGTTAGCTTACAATACAGACGCTTTGGCAGACATTTCAGCCAGTCTTCGTCCTGACCGTTGTGTATTGGTTTACTAATACTATTTATAAAAAATCAATAGAAACTATATTTAACCGTAAAGACATAAACTTTACGGTTATTTTTTTATATGGAAAATCAAGCAAGAGACTACGGTCAAGAAAACTTTACATTACCACACGACATGGTTCCATTACCATCTCAAGGTGCGTTTTATAAGAATAAAAAGAAATCACTCAAAGTTGGTTATCTAACTGCATCCGATGAGAACATTCTCATGGGTGGGGCTGATGATATCACAGCAACATTACTAAGGTCAAAAATATATGAACCTGATGTGAGAATTGATGATTTATTGGAGGGAGACATTGAGGCTATCTTGGTCTTCTTAAGGAATACATCATTCGGTCCCGAGATTGACATGACTCTAACAGACCCGGCAACAAAGAAGCCATTCTCAACAAAAGTAATTCTTGATTCACTACCGATTGTCAAAGGTCAAGACCCACAAGAAGATGGAACTTTCGTGACAACATTACCAAGGTCAGGGGTATCAATCAAATTGAAACCATTGACTTATGGGGAATTGAATGAAATAACTAAGATGGTTGATTCATATCCTATGGGTAGAGTTGCACCAAGAGTGACGTGGAGACTTCAAAGACAGATTGTTGAAATTGATGGTTCAAGTGATAAAGGGGATATTGCAAAATTTGTTGACCAAATGCCAATTTCTGACTCCAAATATATCAGAACATTCATGAACGAGAATGAACCAAGACTTAACATGTTCAAAGAAGTAATTGCCCCATCAGGAGAAAGACTAACTGTGAATGTTGGTTTTGGGGTTGAGTTTTTTCGCCCTTTCTTCTGATTATAGGAAAGGACAACTTGATGAATTCTACTACCTGAACTCATTACTTAAAATAACATACCAAGATTTTATATCAATGCCGATTTTTATGAGGAAATATCTCTTGGATAAATGGATAGAAAATAATAGAAAGGACTAAATTTTAGTCCTTTATCTATTTATAGGAAATAATTGATTTATGTTTGATGAAACGAGCACACAAGGAACCACAGACCCAAATTTAACAGGTAGTATTCCTGATATTACAACTGCGTTTAATAAACTTGAAGAAGAGGCAAAAAGAAGTTTGAAACCAATTAACGAGATTTTAAATCAAGTTAATAAAATTACAATTGCCGCTGAATCATTGAATAAAGAGTTTATTGGTGGTAGAACTAGAGTCACTGAAATGATGCAAGCTATTGCAGATGTTTCTCCCGAAGTTATTGGATTAGGTGGAAAATTTGAAGATGTTGGGAAAACAATAGATGGAATTGCTAAAGGTTCGAGAAGAAATGTTATTGCTTCAAAAGATGATATTCAAGAGTTATTCGCTACAAGTAAAGTTATAGGAAAAGACGTTGACAAACTTGTCGACCAGTTTGCAAAAGTTGGTATAATGTATTCAGATATATCTGAAAAGGTTGTAGACTCTATTAATTATGTAAACGATATAGGAGGGAACGCCAAAGCTGTCATGGCCGACGTGCTTAGTAATACCGATAAACTATCTCGTTTTAATTTCCAAGGTGGTGTTGATGGGTTGACAAAAATGGCAGCACAAGCGTCGATGTTAAGGTTCGATATGAAAGAAACTTTTGAGTTGGCTGAAAAAGTGTTAGACCCGGACCAAGCAATCGAGATGGCATCCGCATTCCAAAGACTAGGTGTTTCGGCAGGAAACCTAACCGACCCATTCATGTTGATGAACCAATCAATCAATGACCCATCAGGATTACAAGACTCCTTAATTAATGTTGCAAAACAATTTACATATTTTGATGAGGAGGCTAAACAGTTCAAAATAAACCCTCAAGGTATTTTGACAATGAGAGAAATGGAAAAACAAACAGGTGTTAGTGCTAAATCAATGAGAGAAGCGGCATTATCTGCTGCTGATTTTGATATGAGAATGTCTGAAATAAAGAAAACAGGAATTGCAACTGGTTTCAGTGAGGATGACCAAAAGTTGATTGCTAACTTGTCAAGAATGAATAAGGATAAGGGTGGTTTTGAAATTAAAGTTGTGGATGATAAAGGACAAGAATCATATAAAAAACTAACAGATTTGACTTCTGACCAACTGAAAGCAACATTACAAGCCGAAAAAGATAGACCGAAAGATATCGAATCTGTTCAAAGAAGTCAGTTAAATACTCAAGAGGGTATGTTGCAAAACCTAAAAGAAATTAATGAAAAAATATTAAGGGGTATTACTGGTAATCAAACAGCTATAAAAAATATTGGAAAGGGTTCTGCGAGCTTGAGAGAAAAGAGTAGAGAAGTAACCAACACCCTCTTACCTTCTGGTTTTGAGGAAAGAATGGAACAAACTTTGAAAAAAATGGGAGACGCTGCAACAAGTGAAACTGAAAGAAAAAAACTTGCCGAAAGTTTGAAAAAAGAGATTACAAACTTGGGAGGTTCGGCTCTCGATAGTTTCGGTGATATGTTTTCAAAAGTAATGGGAGGTTCTTCATTAGGGGGTGAAAAATTAGACGAAATTTTGAATTTTTTTAAAACAAAGAAATCTGGTCCAAAAAAGTTGGGGCCTGAATTTCCCGACAGAGATGGTGATATTTCTTCAGGCACAAAGATAAATACAGACTTTCTTTTCGGTAGAAACAAAGCTGCGGAAACTATAGCAACAGGGAAGGGTGGAGCTACAGTAGGAGGAGGAGGAGTCAGTGTCAACGAAACAATAGAGGTAAAACCAATAAGTGGAAAAATAGATATAAATGTAACAGCCACAGGCGCTGATTCCAAAATAATTGAAGAAATTTTAAGTAAAGGTTCGTTAACATTGAAAGAAAGAATTTTCGAAATTGTTACAGAACAATCCAAGATAACTCCTGGTAGAATCAAATAAAAAAATAGGTATAACCTATTTATAAGAAAAACAATTAATGGGTAGTCCGTTAGATTTAATTAGTTCCGAAGGGTTTAGAAAAAAACTTATTACAAAGAACTTAGCACCATATGCAAAGTCTCCGAGTAGAACTACGCCCCCAACTAACTACGAGTATATTCAATCGGATAGGGCTGTTTTAGATACTCCTGATGTTTTAATAGATGAACCGAGTTTAGCCAACAAATTATACCCACTCAATAGATATGGTGCTGAGGGAGGATTCCAACCGGCATCCGACACTGGTAATTTACAAAATACAAAATCAAACGAAGGTGAATATGGATACCAAGATGCAAACATTGTAGGTCAATCGGCACTTGAGTCACAAAAGTGGAAACCACTCAACGTGTTTTCAAATGGAGGAGAACTACCTTTAGACAGTGCTCCATTCTTTGAATCGATTAATAGACCACCTACAAATAACACATCAAACAACCAACCATACCCAACAACCTTCGTTCCATCGACGTATAGTCCTGTATCGATTTTATTATCACCAGACCCAACAGGTTCTAACGGACTTTTATCTCAGGATTCGTTTATTGCTAAGTTAGGAGCGGAAACGCTTAGAGCGGAATTTCAAAGAAGAATTGCCACGGGTATTAGACAAAATACAATAGGAAGAGTAAATGCTTTCAACGTAAGAGGTGGAACTGACATTCTTAATCTTATTACAGGAAGGGTTCCATTGATAGAACCAAACTATCAGATTACAGTTCCTGCAAATCCAATATTGGCGGCAACTGATTTCGCGTTAAGACTTGGTGGTAGTATTATTCCTGTCTCAACTATCCCTGGTTCTTACTTTGACCCATCAATTAATCAAAGACAACCAACAACAATACAACAACTGAACAATG